TGAACAGTCCAACGACCTTCACCACTGTCTGATACTCCTCCATCGAATTTGCTAAGTTCGTGATCACTGTTAAGTACATCAGCGGTAAGGTCAAGTAACCAAGAACCAACCACGCTACCACGACGCCATAACTCAGCAACTTCAGCAACGTCAATGTCATAGCAATAATCTTCTGGATGCTCCATAGGAGCGACCTCAGCATCACCTTCCTTGACATACTTAGAACCTGCGTTTGCTTCGTGGAGGATATTAAATCCTTCAGCGTATGCCTGCATCATTGCATACTCAACACCATTGTGAACCATCTTCACGAAATGACCTGCGCCAGAAGGTCCACAATGTAACCACCCGAACTCAGGACTGGTTGCCTTAGACCATTTATCTGTTCTGGGCGCAGCGGACATCCCTGGTGCCAGAGCGCGGAAAATGGGGGAGCACACAGATACTGCTGTAGTTGTACCACCAACCATAAGACAGTATCCACGCTCCAAACCAAAGACACCACCACTAGTACCACAGTCAATATATTGGATGCCCAATTTTTCAAGGCGCTCTGCTCTTTTACGACTGTCCTTAAAATTACTATTGCCGTGATCAATAATAATATCTCCCTCACTACAAAACCGTAGTAACTCATTTAGTGTCTCCTCTACTGTTTCGGCAGGCACAACCATCATAAAGATGCCAGGTGAACCACCTTGTTTTACTTGCGATACGAGAGAATCAATGTCAACAGTAACACCATCCACGTATCCTTTTTCATACGCTTCTTGTGCCTTCTCGTAGTTACGTCTGTAACCCCAAACCTCGATACCATCTTTCATCATACGACGAGACATACCCTCGCCCATACGACCTAGACCTATTAGTCCTACTCTCATTGTAAAATCAGTTCCATTGCTTTATGTAGTTCATTTGAATGATTGATTTCATCCTGCATAATCTCTTCTATCTTGGTATCCTGACCATCTACAAATGCCAAATACTTACGGTAAGTTTCAGCAGCGTGCTTCTCAATCAGGTACGAGAGATGATAGGCAGAGACAGGAAATAACCAATAGTAAACCACGTTAACCCAATAATAGACAAGTACCAGATGTCGGGCAACAAAGCGATCAATCCAATAAGCATTACCACCCCTAGATTCCATATAAACAAGATGTTCTGTTTCATTGACTGACTGTTCGAAGTGTTCTCTCATCAAATAGAAATGGGATTCTGTTCGAAGTCCCAGAGATTCTCTTAAATGCAGTACGCTCAAAAAAGCAAAATAGGGTGCCCGAGCGATTTCCTCAAGCACCCAAAATCTTGGAAAGTGACGACCTCTGTAGAGGAAGTCAATAATTGAAATAGTAACGTCAAGCGTTATTTTGTTTAGAGTTTTCATAGGTCATTCCCAAACTCTCCTTGGAATAGCAGAACTTTGTCTGCGTTCCATCTCGTTAATTAGACTACCGTACTCTTTGTACATTCTGTCGCCTGCGATGAAGCAACGTTGACGCTTCCATAAAGCGTCGATAATCAATTTGTAATCCTCTTGGCAGAGGATATTGTACTTGGTGTCTTGCATATAAAATATGGGATCATCCCATAATAGAAACGTCTATACCTAAGAAAGGTGCAATTTTTCCAATCACTCTCAGAAAACCATCTACAAATGCTGCAAGGAACATAATTCCGAGCACCATACTTACCATCGAAGCGTTACGGTTATGACGCCGAATCTTTGCTTCGATCATCTCATCCACTTCATCACGTGTAGGATGATGTGGTAGAATTTCTTTGAAACGATGTGCCATAGGATCATCTCCAAGTTCGGGCATCCAAAAATCTGCGTCGATATTTTCAGAGTTCCAAAAATCTTCCCAATCTTTTTGAGAATTAGTTACATCTGTTATAGATGGTTTTTCTGGTGTTTGAGTCATCAGTTTACGTGAATTGTTCCAGTCATCCCTGCTCCTTGATGTGGACCACAAAAGAATTCATAGTCACCAGGATCAGTGAATGTGATGTCCTGAGATTCACCAGGAGAGAACATAAGTGACTCTCTTGATAGATCTGCACGACCTTCGACAATGATATTATGTGGAGGCAACATACCATTCACAAAGTGAACAGTATCACCTGCGGATATAGAAATATCGTTAGGTTCGAAAACTAGGTTTCCGCCACTTCCCATTGTAACATCTACAGCATAGACAGGCAGTGCCAAGAACATTGTAGCAATTAATGCAAAAATGAACTTCATTAATAATTTTATCAACTACTGGTATTTACACCAGTCACCAACTGTGTTTACAGTCTGTCAGGATTTGGTAACTGACTGAGTGCACCGTCGATAAAACCACGTCTATATTCCCACGTATCACCTCCTGTCTTCCCTCTCATAGGGTTAATACATTTGGTGTAGTCTGGGTCTGTTCTATCTATATTATTACATACTAGACCTGCTAAGTCTAGTTCATTCCCTTCAGCACCTGTCCCAGTCCAACGGTGTTGACCGTTCAACCAAGTAGCACCACATTTTTCGCAGACCTTTTGCTCGAATTGCATTAAGTCATCTCCAAAGGTTACTAAAAGAATTTAGGGTAGAAAATTATATATGTCAAGAAACTCTTTGCGAAATGATCAGTCACCTTGAGGTGGAACTTTGCTCTACCTATGGGTTTCTGTCTTTCATCCATTAGCATTTCCACTTTCTAAGTGCGAGTGCCTTACGTGTAGGTTTGCCTTTATCGTCTTTCATTGGTCCTTTCATTCCACCCATACGAGCACAGAATGATCTCTTTCTAGGACCGCCTTCTGGTTGTGGTGCTTTAAGATCTGAACCAGGGTTCTCTCTTTCATAGGACTTACGTCCTTTCTCGTTCAGTCCACCACTAGGATTCTTGCCTTCCTTTCTTTGCCAAGCACTTTCATTTACGTCCTTGTCCTGTAGGAAGTTAACAGGAGATTTTTCTGGTTTCTTTTTCTTCTTACTATCCTTTCCACCAAGTGCTGCCTTAGCAACCTTACCTGCTGAATAAGGATTGTCTTTCTGTTTGTTTTTCTTAGTATCTCTAATAATTTCTCTCATCTTCAATGCGTGAGAAATCTTTCTTCTGGCAGATGGTCTACCCAAAGGAGGATTAGTCTTGTCGATTGCTCGCGCTACAGCGAGTCCCACACCTTCTTCGATGGGATCATCTTTGGTTTCGTGGAACTCTCTGAAAGATTTCATTTTTCTTTATTGTTTTTTGGGTTAGATGCACAATTCATTTCGTGCTTTTCGATCCAAGTTTTAGGACGCCAATGCCCTTGGGGTGAAGTGAGTCCGCAATACTGACATACCCACTGCCCGTTGTCGTTTTGATCAGCCATAATGAAACTTTCTATCCTTAGATTTAGAGGGAAGTTTGCCTGAACGCACCTTAGTGGATGATGTTTCACCATATCCTTCAGGATGCTTTCCGACTTTTGTTTTACCGATGCTATCAGATTTTGCCTTGCTTCCCTTCTCTGTGTAGTGAAGTTTAGCAGACTTGTCCTTGTCTTTAGTAATCACAGATTCTTGTCCGTGCTTACGACCAAGACGACGCATCACTTTGCCGAATCTACGTTTCGACATTTTGTCGGGTTTGGAAGTGTGGTATGAAACCTCACGACCTGTCTCACCTGAATCATATTTATATTCTCCAACACCTTTCTTGTGACCAATACCGTGCTTCTTAAGGTCTTTCTCAAGTCCTTTTCTTTTACCACGGTTCTCCTTTTCAGAAGATCCACGGTCAGCACTGATATGTCCAGTCACTTTGGTATTGGACTTTTGCATAGCACGGGCGAGACCACCCTCAGAGATAAACTCTCCGAAACTTAGTATAGCATATGATTGTGTTTGTAGCGTCATATCGGTAGTGCCCTTGTTCTGAACTGATTTTCTTTGGAGTTGCAACTTTCTAAGATTAATCATAAGTTGCCTGCGGTCTAGAAGTTGCTTGGTCTTCTTGATCGCTTGATCCTTAGGATTCTCCTTAGTTTTTTGAGGTGCCTGTTTCTCCATTATCAACCACCAACAATTTGTACTTGTTCGACGATGACGTTAGCAGAACCTGCTGTGAGTTTTACAGTTCTCTGGATTTGAGGAACTGTGTTTGCAATGATGTCTGCATCACTCAAAGCATATGCAGCACCTGCACCAGAGGCATCAATATCTGTTGTGATAGTCAGGTCAGTCACAGCAGTTACTTTTTTACCACCTGAAGCAGCAGATTCAAAGTCGGAACCAAATCCGTTTGTATCTCCACCATCAACTGTTTGAATATAATCGCCAACAGCAAAAGTATGTCTTCCTCCTGCTCCTGAACCGACGCCCGCCCCACCAACGCTGAATACAGAACCGTTCGCGTTAGTCGCAGCGTGGACACTAACGTTCTTTGACTTTCCACAGGAAAGAAGAATTGCTTCGCCTGCTGCTAAGGTAATAGCAGGACCCGCATCGAACTGGATAGAAGAAGCACTAGCAGCATATGCCCGTACAACACCAGTTTTGACGACAATATAAGCGGTACCTGATCCACTCACTGTCGTAGTATCTAATACATTTAATACAGACATCGACTTGGTAATACTTGTTTTTACTATTTATCAGATTTCTGTTGCTTCAAGAACTTGGCAAGTTCTGCTGTTGAACCAACAAACATCGTATTGTTTGTAACGTTTTTTGCTGCCTGACCCTTAGGACCTTCTTCGATCTCCATCATTTTCTTGTGAAGGTCTGCCAACTTATCAGCAGTATCAGCAACGTTCTTAATTAAATTACCTGCAACTTCGTATGCTCTAGGTGAGTCAGACTCTTGTGCTAATTCAAGAATACCATCAACTGCCTCTTGACCTTTCTCGATCAGTGAGTAGAAGTTTCCACGAGAATACTCATAGTCTTTGATCTGTTGATCAGTGACATTTGGTACGATTGATTTCTTTTGTGGTTCACCTGGTTTGACCAGAGATGTTTCCACATCAAGAGCATCTTCAATACCGTCGTATTTACTCGTCGTTTCCTGTGACTGGGTTTCTTGATTT